TTCGAGAATCTGTACGACGGATACCGGATGGCCGCGACCAACAAGCGGTTCAAACCGGAAGTGCTATCCTATTCCGCTCATCTGGAAGAGAACCTGATCGATGCACAGAACCATCTGATCTGGCAGGATCTGGTTGTGAACAGGCTCCATGCCTTCTATGAGTATTTCCCGAAAGTCCGGCTCATTCACGCCTTGCCATTCAAGTATCGCGTCATCAACTGCGCGGCCTACAAAGTCCTCTGGCCCATATACTCCAGGAGCTTTTATGAGCACAGTTACGGCTCGATCCCCGGCAAAGGTCAGATAGCCGCCTGCGACACTCTGCAGAAGTGGCTCCGGCACTCCCGGTTCCGGCGCGGAGACTGGTACATCGGAAAGATGGACATCCAGAAATTTTTCTTCCGGGTACCGATCGAAGTGCAGCTCCGGGAGTTGGGGAAACCACTGGACGATCTGAAAATGCTCTGGTTTCTGGAAACTATGATACGATCAGACGGCAGGCCCTTCGGGATGCCGCTTGAGGTAAAAGACCCGCTGGACGTGGAAATGGTCTACGGGATCGGGATGCAGGTGGGCTCCCTCATCTCTCAGATGACAGCCAATGTCGTTCTGACTCCTGTTGACCATTACGTCAAAAGAGTTCTCCGGGCACCATACTACATCCGGTATATGGATGATATGCTGTGCCTGGCCCCGTCAAAACAGCAGGTCTGGGACATCGTTGGATCCACGAACGACTTTCTCCAGGAGAACTTCCAGCTGCAGCTGAACAACAAGACGGCTGTGATCCCTGCTTCACAGGGCTGTGAGTTCATCGGGAAAATCGTAAAACCGTACAAGATCAGCATCCGGAAGTCGACTTCCCTGCAGATGAAAAGACACCTGGATTATGTTCGGGAAGCCTACGGGAAAGGCGAAGTCCCTCTGGAATACGCAATGGCGGTGATTCAAAGTTACATCGGGATCCTGAAACACACGGATGATAAAGCACTCCTTCAAAAGATGTGCGACGATTACGTCCTCATCCGTCATTCGGCACCGGAAGAATAAGTCCGGCGCCTTTTTCATACCCAAAAACAATTTCAGAAATGGTGGTGAGGACCATGACTCAGGTACAGCCGATTGAGGGAATCACCCCGGAAATGCTCTGGAACTTTGTTCTGGTGCTTCTGGGGCTCTGCGCAGTCGTAGTGCTGGTTTACAAGGTTATTGAAATCGTTCGGAAAGAGCATGAACGGAAGGAAAAGAAGAACAAGTTGGCCGACAAGGATCTGACCGATGAGATCGCGGAGAAGGTGCTGGAAAAGCTGGAACCGCGATTCAAGGATATCGAGACAAAGCTGACCACTGACAAGGCCAGGCTCGACAATCATGAATCCGCGATCAAGAGTATCAACGGCAGCATCGAAACGATTAAGGACGGCATGCAGGTCACGGCTGACGCCCTGACGGCAATCCTGGATCACGAGCTGCACAACGGAAACAGCGATCAAATGCAGAAGGCCCGGGATGATCTGCAGGCCTATACCAACGGCCTGATCAAAAAGGTGTGATGAGCGGTGAAACAGTTTGATCCAAGGAAGCAGTTTTCCAAACGGCTGGCCAGATACGGCGCTGTTTTCTGGGGACTGTACCTGCTGATCATCGCCGCACTGATCTACTTCCAGCCGGAGACAGCCATAGCCTGCGTGTACCTGGTGCTGATCGTGACGGTCAACAAGATGCTCGACACCTGGGCCTACACAAAGAACAGCACCTACGAAAAAGGTCTGCTGGCCATGCTGGAAAAGACGAAGATGGAGCTGAGCCTGAAAGGCATTGCGCAGACTGTTTCCGGAAAGAAGACCGAGAAGGGAGACGATAGCGATGAAGAAGGTTCTGTAAGCGAAGAGGATGAAGGAGAAGGAGGTAATGGCTGATGCTGGATCTGAACAAGATGATTGATTCCGCGCACGAGTGCATCGGATGGCCGTATGAGTCACCGGGGACGAACGACAAGAACGGCATTGACTGTTCCGGCATGTTCGTCAAAATGTACCGCGACCAGGGCGCGAAGATTTACCACGGCAGCAATACGATCTTCCGGGAACACTGTTCGGAGACAGGGAAGATCACCAGCGCCAAGGATCTGCAGGTCGGCATGGCCGTGTTCAAGTGCAAACCCTGGACGGATGCCGACAAGGGAAACAAGTGGTACGGGACAGAGCCCGGGAACCTGAGCCACATCGGATTCGTGACCAGCGTCAATCCGCTGGAGATCACGCACTGCACCAGCCCTGTAGCAAAGACGGATTCCACCATCGGCAAATGGGCTTACTGGGGGAAGCTGAAGGATGTGGACTACGGCGGGAGCCCCTCGCCGGAGCCTGGACCCGGTCCGGAGCCGACGCCGGTCACCAAGACCATGTATGTCTACGCCGAAAACGGGAAACCTGTGAACATGCGCAGGAAGGCCAGTAAACAGGCCGCGCTGGTGGAGCGTGTTCCGGTCGGCGCTTCTGTCATCTGGCAGAAGGATGACGGCAACGGCTGGGCCTACGTGAAGTATCACGGGTTTGTCGGATGGATGATGGACTGCTACCTGGTCAGTGATCCAACGCCGGCGCCTTCTCCGGATCCATCACCGGATCCCGAGCCTGATCCGGATCCTGTGCCGCCCGGAACCATGGCCACCGTGTGGTCTGAAAACGGAAAGCCGGTCAAGATGAGATCCCGGCCTTCCACCGGATGCAATCTGTATGATGAGCTGCCGGTTGGCACGGAGGTCGAGATCGTGAAGTATGCCGACAACTGGTGCCGGGTGAACCACGGCGTCCGGAAGGGTTGGTACATCATGACAAAATTCCTCGGCCTGGGCTGAGAAGAAACGAAAGGAGAAACGGAACAATGCAAATTGACCTGACACAGATTGACCTGACACAGATCATCCTAGCGGTGATCACGCTAATCTTCGGCATCCTGATGAGGTATGTCATTCCCTCCGCGAAGAGCAAGCTCAACACCGATCAGATGGAGCTGCTCCGGATCGCGGTGAAGACCGCCGTTTATGCGGCCGATCAGCTGTACAATTCCAACCAGGGACAGGAGAAGTTGGCCTATGTTGTGGATTTGCTACACAAGCAGGGATATGTCCTTGATCCTAAACAGGTGGAAGATACCACCCGGGCATTGATCGAAGCCATGGTGAAAGAGCTGAAGCTGGAGCAGGCGAAAGTCGCTGCCGGCTGACAATCGAATAAGCAGACGAAGACCCTCTCGGAGAAATCCGGGAGGGCCTTTTTTTGTTTGTCGAAGTCGCATGCCATGCGGATACCTATCAGATTCTTGCAGATTTGAGGCACAGCATGCCTCTGGGTGCGCGGACGGTAGATTCTCCATCTGAAAGCTAAAACGCGAAATAAGGGCCTTTCTGACCGAAATAGAGGCATTCGATATTTTTTCAAATTCAAATCGCGTGGTATGCGATATTTGGGCCTGAGAGACGCAAGAAGGCCCCTCCGCTTCCGGACGGTAGATTCTTCATCCGGAACAGCAGAGGGGCCTCAGCGGTCAAATCTGGCAGGAATTCGGCTATTGTCGTGCGCTCATGGTCTTAAACATCGTCAGATCGAAGATTTCATCTGCCCGGGCATTCAGATCGTCCGCGATCTGCCGGGCCTCTTTCTCCGTCATCCAGGCGAAGTCATCCTTCTTCACCTTGAAGATGACCACGTTGTTGATGATCGGCACCCCATGGTCATCGCATCCGTAGAGCCAGGACGCCAGCGGATTGAAGATCTGCAGCTTGCCGAACCTGTTTTCATCGCAGACCGCCTCGTATCCCTTCGGCAGGCGGTCCGGATAAAGCGGTACCAGCTGGACAGTCTCACAGCTGATCAGGTCGTAGGCCGTCTGCAGGATGCCGGTCTTTTTGACCTGCTGAATGGGCTTGGCCCGGTTGGACAGGCAATCCAAAAGCACACAGTAGTTCACAGCAATCCCTCCTTCTTCTGGATCTCTCTCAGGCGCTCCCAGTCTTCGGCCCACTGATGGGTCTGATCCCGGCAGTCCTGTTTGTTGTCGTACAACTGGGATTTGAAGGCCCCTCTGCAACGGTCACCCCATCCGACATCCACCCAGCGGAGGCCGTCACTCCGGATCTGATAGATTTCGTATTCCTCCGGCTGATGCCTCTCCCCGGGGAAGATGGCTGTCACGCGGACCTTGATCACCTGCTCTCCCTTCATTGTGGACTGGCGGTAGTAATATTCGCCTTCCTCAAGCTCCGGATCCGGAGGGTTCGGCAGATACCATTCGATCATCTGCCGGGTGCGGTCATCAATCATGCTCAATACCTCCCATCATCGTCAATCAGGTCTACAAGCTCCCGCATGATTGCCAGGGCTCCGGCATAATCCGTCTGCTGAATCCGCTCCCAGGCGTTATTCCAGTCTGTGATCCGGCGTTCCTTCCGCATCTGATCCCGGACCGCTCCCATGATCCAGTAGATGTTCCCGGTCTCATGGCATGACCGGAAATGAATGATTGCCTTCGGCATTATCTCACCCCCTTCCGTCTGGCGTAGTCCATGGCCTTCCAGAGCTTCTCGAAGTCTTCATGCTTGAAGCCGAAGTCAATGTATCCCTGGCGGACCGTTTCATAATACTGGCCGGTCGGCATCTGGATCGGGAATCCGTCATTCATCACGTAGACGATGGCGTCCGCGACCTTCTCGGAGACTTTCTTTTTCCCGGATTCATCGAAGCCATTCAGCATCAGCGGGAGCAGCTGCTTGTCGTAGAATCTGGGGAAGCCTTCGTAGCGGTCCAGGTTCTTCTCATCCTCTTCGCTGATCTCCCAGACACCGACCGGAACGGAGCAGCCCTTCTTTGGCTCGATCGTCAGATAGCTCCGGCGAAACACCAGCTCATAGTTCGGGATCCGGGTAACGCCAACCGGCACCGCATCCGGGCACCGGTAGGCCATCTGGGCCTTGTTGAGGTTCGAACCATAAGCGAGATACAGTTTCATACATCAGACCTCCTCTACAACTTCGCGCCAGACAAGGAATTGACACTGCCCGGCCTCTTTCTCTTTGACTGCTGCCAGCACTCTGGGATCATCCCTGAAGCCGGTAAAGTTTCTGACCGGATCCCGGTAGGAGACAGTGATCTGCTCCAGTGGTCCTGCATCTTTTGGATGCCTGAGCCGCAGATAACTCCACCGACCCATCCCTTTTAGCTTGGCCTGCTGATCCTGATGCGCTTCCTGCCACATCTGCTCGGCCAGGGCCTGTTCAACTGACTTGTACAGGCGCTGATCCCGGAAGAGATGGTACAGGCCAAAGCCTTCCATCAGGATCTTCCGTTCTGCCGGCTCCGGGAAGAAGGACAGGATGATCTCCCGCTCCTTCTCCGATCCGTTCATGTACCGCTCTGCCAGGATTTCGAACCGGCCCATTGGATCCTTTTCCTTCTCGGCCAGATCGATCTGGCGTCCGCGATCGTCAATCATCGTCATCGTCCTCCATGCATTCGCTGTCAATCCGTTCGTTGATCTTCTCAATCAGATCCTCTGCCAGCTCCGGTGCCAGGTATTCATTCAGCACATCCTGCAGGATGTCATCCAGAGCTTCGCGCCATACGTAGTTATCCATCGTTTAATCCTTTCTCCCGGTCTTTGGCCCGGCCGTGAGGGCTGTTTCTCTCAGCAGGCTTCGCGGAAGGCGGCGGTCAGGTGCAGCCGGGCGGTGGCGAATTCCTTGCCGGTCATCCCCAGGCGCTTGGTCAGGAAGCCTTCCATGTTCACGGCCTTCTGCTCCTTGGTCAGGTTCTTGGAATCCCGGAAGTACAGGGAATTGGATTCGGTATTGATAGCCCAGGCACTCATGGCCAGGCAGAACTGGATGTAGGCCTTGATCTTGCCGGCGTGGGTGGTCCCGTTGAACAGCCGGAACTCGATCGTTCCCTTGGTGTACAGGGCATGCAGGTTCAGTCCGCGATACCGGGCACCGCAGTAGTGAGAATGATCGATCCCGCCGCGGTATCCGTTGTTCAGGTTGGAGTAGTAGATCCGCTCGATGTCGGCCTTGGTGTGCGCGGTCTTCTTCATGGCTTTCATCATTTCCTTGGAGGTCTTCTGGCACCAGTGGGAGCACCTGGCTTCATTCTGCAGAGCCTCGCAGAAAAGATCCTGCCGACCGACCACCAGATTCACCAGCCGGATCAGGCTTTCGGCGGTGTGGTTGGCTCCGTCCACATGGACGTGAATGCCGCAGGAGCTGTTGGCCAGGGCGCCACCTTCGACCAGCTTCCGGACGATGTTCTGCAGGTCTTCGATGTCCTCATACTGCAGGATCGGGCTGACCACTTCGCAGCGGAGATCGGAGGATGTCCGGCCTTCGGGCCTGTCCACGATCCGGCCATTCCGGCGAACCTGCGGCTCGATGGAGATGTCACGCTCGCACTTCCACTTCCGGCCTTTGGTGTCCTTCGCGGTGTAGGTGTCGTATCCATCGTATTCATGGCCAACGCTTTCGGTTCCGAAGTAGGTGGCGATGATCTGCGCGGCGGCGGGGCGGGAGATGCCGGTCAGCTCGATTTCGATTCCGAAGTTCTGATTCTGGATGGTGGTCATTGTGGTCTCCTCCTTGATTTTCATTGGATCCAGTGTCTTTCGACAGGATGAGTATAAACCCAGCGGTTTATAATGTCAACCATATTTTTCAACTTTTTAGATTATTTTTGAAAAATATTTTTGACAACGGAAACCGGATGGTTTATAATCGACCCATGGAAGGAGGTGACAGGATTGACGGCACAGCAGATCATTGAAATGGCAGTTGGTTACAGGCACATCAGCAAAGCGGAGCTGGCAAGGCGAATGGGCTGGTCTCCTCAGCTGTTGGGGAAGAGGCTCAAGACGGCGAAGTTTACTATTGATGAATGGGAAGCCCTGGCAAAGGCGCTCGGCGGTGAATTCCAATACGGATTCACCTTCGATGACGGGACGAAGATCGGGCTATGAGAAAACCCCGGAGCGGCAACTCCGGGGCTGAAGGGTTAGGTCTTCACTGGGTGGTCAGGTTCGGTAAACGGATCGCTTCCGTCTCTCACGAGTAGGTCTGACAGATCGCACTCGAGAACGTGGCAGATACGATCCAGCTGCCGGAGGCTGACCCGATCGGTGCATTCGTTGTACAGCTCATTGATGGTGGCTGCTCGGATCCCGGTCTTCTTCGCCAGCTTTGCCTGTGTCCACCGCTTTTCGCCTAAGCGGATGGAGAGTAAAATCTTGATCATTCGACCATGCTCCTTCCCGCGGATAATACCAGAAAACGGAAGGCTTTGGTGGCTGAGTGGAAGAATATTCCGTTTTCCGGAAGAATATTCCGCATCTGGTAATTTGGAGCACGAAAAAGAGGCCAGTCAATCAAGACTGGTCCCTTTTTTTGCCTATCCGGCAAACGAGATGTCACAGACGAAATATCCCTTGACCATGTAAACGGCTACGGTTCGTCTACGACCACTTTGGTGGAGATGAGAAGAGCTTAGACGAACTTCGCCGCAGTCCTCCGCTCCCTCCTTTCTGCTGAAATCTTCAAGGGCTATCGTGACTTCCCTGTGCTCTTTCTGATAGTTGAAGATCAGCTTCAGACGCCCGTCATCGAAGACGTAGGCCCGGATCAGGAAGGTATCGATCAGCATCTCCTGATAGGCCCGATCCTCCACATCTCCATCCCGGAGCATCTCCAGGTACGAGAGGATCATGTCTCTGCTGATCGTGATCTCGTTGTCTGCCTCGAGGATCCGCAGCCGGCGCTCCAGATCCTTGACTTCTTCCTGTCTGGCCTTCAGCCGATCTTTGATCAGTGAGACCATGTCCTCATCCTCGAGGGCATCCAGCAGCTTGTCTCGCTTCCGGGTGGCCTCCTTCAGCTTCGCCCGGACATCCTCCAGCTCTGCGGTATCCCTCTCGCTCTCCAGGTGGGCCATGGCCTGATCGGCCATCCATTCAAGCAGCTCGTCATCATCCAGCAGGTTCCGCATCTCCTGGGTGATCTGCCGCTCGATCTCATCCCTCCGGACGTTGTGCTTGTGGCAGGCCTTCTCGTACCGCTTCTTCGTGCAGATGTAGTAGTGATACGGCTCATCAGCCTGAGACTTCCCGGAGATGCCGGACATCGGGGAATCACATTCCCCGCAGTAGAGCTTCCCAGTCAGGAGGTACGTGTCTGCTTTGCATTTTCTCCGCTTCGTCCCGCCTCTGGCATTCGGTTTGGCCTGCACGTGCGCCTGGACGGAATCAAACAGTTCCTTGTCCACGATCGATGGGAACCCTCCTTCGATTCTGGTCTCCTTGTAGGTGTAGACGCCGATATATCGTTCGTTGGCCAGCAGCTTGTTGAAGGATGACTTATTCCACAGGCCACCGCGTTTGGTGGTGATGCCGCGCCGATTGAGATCCTCAATGATCCGGATCAGCATCTCTCCCTCAGAGACCCTGCGGAAAATCTCCCGGACGGTCTCAGCCTCCTCCGGCACGATCTCTGCATGGCCATCAGCTCCGCGCCGATATCCCAGCGGAACGGAACCGTTGACGATGGCCTTCTCCGCATTGTCCTTCAGGCCGCGGTGGATCTTCTGGCTGAGTTCATCGGAATAATACTGGGCGAAGCCCTCCAGGATCGATTCCATCAGGATGCCAGTCGGATCGTCCGTGATGTGCTCCATGGCCGACAGCACCCGGACACCGTTCTCCTTCAGCTTCTGCTTGTAGATGGCAGAATCGTATTTATTCCGGGAAAACCTGTCGAGAGAGTACACAATCACGAACTGGAAGTCCTGCCTGGCTGAATCCCGGATCATTCGCAGGAAGTCAGGCCGCTTGTCGGTCTTTCCGGTCAGGGCCCGGTCCGCGTAGATCCGGATGACTTCCATCCGCTGCTCCCTGGCGTACTGCTCGCAGGCCTTCACCTGCTGATCGATGCTGGCATCTCTCTGGTTGTCGGAGGAATACCGGGCATAAATGACGGCTCTGTCCATTACTTTCCTCGCTTTTCACAGAAGAGCTTTGCCTGCTCCGTGCAGGTGGCCGTGAAGTGATAGGTTTCATCAGACAGCATTTCGAACCCGAAAGAGCTGAATGTGCAGAAGATGTTGTACCGCTTTCCCTTTCCGGTCGGATACATTCCGAAGTCGATCATCTTTCCTTCGGCAAAGTCGTACTCGCTGAAGGAAATGATGGCCATCCTTCCGTCATCCAGCTGAAAGTCGATGCCGTATCCTTTGACATCCAAGAGCGTCCCGGTGATCAGAAACGGCATGCCTGCGTATTGCTTCCCATCCTCACGGTCTTTGATCACCGGAACAACGGTGTACGCATCCAGAGCGTATTCACCTTCCCATCCCTTGTCAGGATAGATCGGCAGTCCATTCGCGATGACAGTCTCTATAGCGTTCAGCCTTTTCGTCTTATCCATCAGCGCATCGAACTCCGCATCCAGTTCCTCAAAGGAATTCTCTGCAGCTGCGTAGTGTGTCCCGAGCAGCACTGCCACAACCAATAGTATGGCAATTACGGATTTCCGCATATCCTTACTCCCTTCGGAATAATCTTCCAAAACCCTGAAAAATCTTACGTTTTGGGGTATAATCTTCCTTACCTCGCCGGCCTGGAATAATTGCAGAGGTGAATAAAAATGACGGTCAAAGAAGCTCAGGAAATCTATGAAAAACTCAAAGCTCTGGATGCCGAAACAAGGCGGTGGTTAATCACCGCCCTGTCCCAGATTCCAGAAACTGAAGAAACGCTTTCAGCTGATCTTTCCGCTTCTGATCCAGAGCATCGTATCGCTCAATGAGTCTCGCGTGCTCGTCATCCATCTGGGTGACGGGCTCTTTATTGCGAGAGGGCGTTTTGTCATCTGACCACCCCATCAGGTAGGCAGGATTCACATCAAGTGCAACCGACATGGCCTGGATGACGTTGATGGGAATGTTCCCGATCTCGTCCTTCTCGTACCGGTAGATCGTGGCCCGGTCTTTCCCGATGATCCTGGCCAGATCGTCCGCGCTCAGCCCGAGCTCTTCTCTGCACTCTTTGATCCTGTCCGCGACCTTTGACAACTTTTTTCACCCCCTTCCGATGCCTTATTCTATCATGCCTTTCGCAAATATGCAACAGCTTTTTAGCGCTTTTTCGTAAAAAAATCGCCCATGATGCAAAAAAAGTTGTTGACAAGGCGAAAAAACGGGAGTATGCTTTAGCCAGTCGCATGGGATGCGAAACCGGAAAGGAGGTGAATAAAGACCATGTTCGTCAACGTGGATAAGATTCATGGGAGAATCAGAGAGCTGAAAACGAACGTTGTGGAAGTGGCCGGAAAGATGGGCATTGACAAGTCTACGCTGTATCGGAAACTGGCAAACAACGGAGCTGGGCTGACTGTGAAGGACGCTCAGCAGCTGGTGGATATCCTCCAGCTGACGGACGAAGAAGCTCTGCTGATTTTTTTTGCCCGCGAAGTCGCATGACATGCGACAGGAAGGAACGAAGATGAAAACAGATGTCGGTCAGATCCCGGAGGAAACCGGGAAACGGCTCGGCCAGTGCATCATCTCCGGCCTGCGGGAGTATCTGAAGCAGCCTGGGGCCAGAGAAGCGCTGGAGGCCAGAACGAAAGCCAGGAACGAAAGGAGGAAAGCAGAATGCGGGAATACCTGATGGCGGTCTGCCAGGAGGCAGAGAGGCGCCAGGAACGCCGGGCGAAGATCCGGGATGAAGTGCTCACGGTGCTGTGCATGTTCGCCTTCGCCGGACTGTGGATTGCGGGGTGGATCGTGTGGTGAAGACGCATTACCGGAAGTTCAAGGGCTACCGCAGGTACCCGGGTCCCGGAGGCCGGCCGGTGTACTACGTGGAGATGACTCCGGAGGAAGTCGCGGGGCGCCGATCACTGATCTGCTTCATCTGCTCGGTGACTGCTGTGCTGGGAGGTGGCGTGCTGTGGCTTATGAGCATGATCTGATGCCGGACTTCCAGATGCGCTGGGTGGTCATGATCGGAGAGCTCTACATCGCAGGCCTGGGCCGGACGTATGAGGGCTACCACAAGGGAGACCGCGTCCCGATCGTCCCCGGATACGTGATCACGAAGCTGTCCAGTCATGCGATGGAGTTCACCAGCCGGAGAGAAGCCTTCTGCCTGGCAGAAAGCATCGGAGGGAGGGCGATACGGACAAACTAAAGGAGCCGCCCCTGCTGCAACAGGAACGGCCCCAGACACAAAGTAACCACGACCATTCTACAGAAAGGAGGCTGAAAATGCAAGATCTGCCAGACGCGCCCTGGATAAGGGATGCGGAACTGAACGGAATGCCATCAGCTGATCCGGTCATCTGCCCGGTCTGCGGAAAAGAATGCGAGACCATTTACCTGGATGACGGATGCGTCAACGTGGTGGGCTGTGACAACTGCA